CATTCGAAGAGATCAATAAGTTCTTCGAGAAGTACAATAAACCTATTACAAATGAGATCCTTCAGATCGAGGTTGGTAATCGTAAAGACATGTCTGATACCGACTTTAATGATGTAATGAAGATGATCGGTAATCTAACAAAACAAGATACTAATAAGGAGTGGTTACTAAATGAAACAGAATCCTTCTGTAAGAAGAAAGCAGTCTACAATGCCATACTCGACTCGATTGCCATCATTGATGGAAGAGATAAAGATAGGCAAGATGATGCGATTCCATCGTTATTATCAGATGCTCTTGGCGTTAGTTTCGATAACCATGTTGGGCATTCCTATCTTGCTGATTCTGATGAAAGGTATGATTTCTATCATAGAGTAGAAGAAAAGATTAAATTTGACTTAGATATGCTTAATAAGATTACTAAAGGAGGATTATCAAATAAAACTCTTAATGTAATTCTTGCAGGTACAGGTGTTGGTAAATCCTTATTCATGTGTCATTGTGCCGCGGCAAATCTACTAGATAACAAGAACGTTTTATATATTACCATGGAAATGGCTGAGGAAAGAATTGCAGAACGTATTGATGCAAATCTACTTAATCTATCCATGGATGAACTTAAAGTCGTAGATAAGAATATCTTCGATACCAGGTTAGATAAGGTCAGGAAGAAGTCTCAAGGTAAACTCATCATTAAAGAGTATCCGACAGCCGGTGCCCATGCCGGTCATTTCAGAGCCTTACTTGAAGAGTTAAAATTGAAACAAGAATTCTCTCCTGACATTATCTATATTGATTACTTAAATATATGTAGTTCACAAAGACTTCGATATGGGGCTAACGTAAATAGTTATACCTATGTCAAAACGATTGCTGAAGAACTAAGGGGTTTGGCCGTAGAATATAATGTCCCCATCGTGAGTGCCACACAGACTACCAGGTCCGGTTTTACGAATTCCGACCCGGGTCTAGAAGACACATCCGAATCCTTTGGTTTGCCAGCAACAGTTGACTTAATGCTAGCACTTATCTCTACCGAAGAACTTGAAGAACTTGGCCAGATCATGGTTAAACAATTAAAGAATCGATATAATGATCCATCTTATTACAAACGATTCGTCATCGGTGTAGATAGATCTAAGATGAAGTTGTACGATGTAGAGATCTCTGCTCAGAATAATATTGCAGACTCAGGGCAAGATGATAAACCAGTCTTTGACGCCAGTCCGATAGGTAAACGACTGACGACGGAAGGGTTTAAGTTTTAAGAATAGGGAGCTTCGGCTCCCTTTTTTATTATATAAATAATGGATAAGTAACAATTATTGATGGATAATAATGGCAAAATTCGAAAATGAATTAGACATAGTTGCTGCTCAGAGATCAGTGACTAAGGTCAAAACTAAACTTTTAGAGGTATTTGTAGCCAATCCAGAATTGGCTAAATTATCTAATGTCCTTTCAGACAACAGTGCAGTTACATGTTATATCTTTTCTAAGAGCGTTGCTTTTAGAATAGGAAAGAGTTCAGTTAAATCTATTCCTGGATTCTCGACTGGTTTTAAGACATCCTTTACAAAAGGATCTGCCAAAGCGGTGTATGACCCATTTATTATTCCATTGAATATCTCAAAAGAGAATATGGTTGTTTTAGTATCTGCTCATTGGCTACTTAAATATCCAGATCGAGTAAAATCTGAATCAGATAAAACAGAAGCAGTTGAATCTGAACAAGTCGTACAGACAAAGGATGCATTAAAGAAACTGATTAAGGAATACGGCTCAGTTCGACTTAAAGTTGGAGATCATGTCTATGAAGTTGATGACTTTGATCAAGTCTCTGGTAGACCTAAAGCAGATATGGTATTCAAATACAAGAAAGAAAATGTTGTATTTGTATCTCATAAGAAAGGTTCTAAACCAGGAGACTTCCAACAGTATGGAGGCTTCTCGTCTGATTTAGGTATTAAAGATAGAAAAGATGCTGCAAAGTATAAAGCTATAGAAACCTTTCTTAAAAAGGTTGATGAAGTAATGGAAGCACTTGGAGTTAAAAAAGATTCTCAAAAAAGATATGACTTTAACAAGCTTAAAAAAGGTTCTAACTTTGCAGATCTGATTAATGATGAATCAGTCGCCAATACCGTTATGTTTGGCAAGGACTATAAGTCAGGTAAAGTTGGTTTAGATAACTGTTCGATCCTTATTGATGGAGATATAGGTTTCATTCCAGTTAAAAATAAGAGTCTTAATGTATTTGAACTAAAGGGTTCCTATCACACTACTGTGAACCCAGCATTATTGAAATCTAAGAAGCCATTTAATCTTAAAGAGCTTGGAATATACGCCCCAGCTATGTTCTTGATTAAGTCTGAGCAACAAGGACTCAATCAAGCCGGATATGCAAATGTTAGAGCGGTGATATGGCCTAATAACGCCGTGGTTCAGGGATACACTAAAAAGTTTAATGATATATACAAAGCAATAAAAAGTAATGATAAGACTAGGATCACCCAGATTAAGAAGGAATTGTTAAAATAGGTTACATCCTGTTACAATTCTGTTACAAAAAACTTGTTTACAATAAATCGGAAGTATAGTATAATATAACTATAGATGGAAAAGATGCTCAAATTTAAAGAATATGCAAAGCAATACAAAGATGGTGGACTTACAATATTCGATATCGATGACACTCTCTTCCACACTACCGCTAAGATACTAATCAAAAAGAAAGGTAAGGTAATTCACTCCCTTACCACATCAGAGTTCAACTCCTACCAACTAAAACCAGGTGAAACTGAAGACTTCAGCGAGTTTGCTGATGCTGAGAAGTTCTACAGAGAAGCTACTCCAATTAAGAAGATGTTTGCCAAAGCTAAATCTATAGTTAAGAATACAGCATCACATCCAAATTCTAAAGTGGTTATTGTTACAGCTAGAAACGACTTTGATGATAGAGAAAGATTCCTAGATACATTTAGAAAGTATGGATTCGATATCGATAAGGTAAGAGTAGAACGAGCCGGTAAGATAGCTGGTCAGTTTATTCCAGCATTCAAGAAAGCTATCATCATTAAGAACTATCTAGATACCAAGCAATTCTCAAAGGTAAGGCTATTCGACGATAGCATAAATAATCTTAAGGAATTCTTAAAACTACAATACTTATTCCCTATGATTAAATTTGAGGCATTTCATGCCCATTCAGACGGAACGGTTACACAAATAAAATGAAAACATTTATAGATTTTTTAACAGAAGAAAAAGATGAGTTAGGACATGGTTCTGACAAGTTAAAACATATCCATCATCCTGAGGATAGACCATTACTACATGGTAAAAAAGGATTCGAGCATACAGTTGGAGCTTTAACACAAGCTCATGAACATATTAAGTCTGGTAAAAAAGATTCAGGTTTAACTATGAAGTATGATGGATCTCCAGCTATAGTTTTTGGACATCATCCAAAGACTGGTAAGTTCTTTGTAGCTACAAAATCAGCATTTAATAAGAATCCTAAGATCAATCATACTGTGGATGACATTAAATTACATCATGGAGATAAGCCAGAACTTGCAGCTAAACTTCATCATGCATTAGAACATTTACCAAAAGTAACACCTAAAAAGGGCGTGTACCAAGGAGACTTAATGTTTAGTCATGGTGATGTAGTACATAATCCAGAAGGATCAGCTTCATTTAAACCAAATACTATTACCTATACTGCTCATGGCCAAGATGCCAACAAGATTAAAAATGCTAAAGTTGGTGTAGTTGTTCATCAACAATATCATGGTAATAACATAGAAGATATGAAGGCAAGTCCTACTATTGAGCATAAGTTCAGACAAAATGATGACGTATGGCATAAGACAGCAGAACATGATACATCAACAACTGATTATTCTAAAGTAAATCAAATTCAATTCCAAAAACATATTGATGCTGCTAAAAAGATTCATGACGAACATGGTAAAATGATGTATCCATTAACTGAACCTCATCAAGGTGAGGGTGGCCATATGGTAACTTATATTAATCAGACCGTTCGTAAGGGAGAAAAACCTTCAGCAAGAGGTCTACAACAACACATTCTAGACAAAGCTAAGGCAGCCGCAAGTAAACTTAAAACAGCAAAAGCTGCTAATGTAAAACATGCCGAAGCAGAAGAACACGTTAATCATATTCAAAAAAATAAAGAATATTATGATAACCTATTTAAAATGCATCAACACATTGCTAAGGCTAAAGATGTCTTAGTAAATACTTTGAATCAACATCATGGTGGTTTAAGTCATCATATTGATAATCAAGA